AGAAAGTATTAATAAGAGTGTTACAAACTGGAGAGAACTTAGATGATGTTCTAGGTGAATTTAAAGAAAGAAAAATGCATTGGTTAGCATATCCTGCAGCAGAAGAAGCAGATGACCAAAAACTTGTAACTTGGACAAAACAAGTATTTGGAAATGTTGGAGCAATAGGAAAGACTGTCAAATATGTATCTAGCTTTGCTAATAATACAGATCATGTTGCAATAGTGGAGCTTGGAAATACGGGAACTTATAAGTCTATTTATGGAGATTTTACAGCTCAAGAATATACTGCAGCAATAGCTGGGCTTATAGCAGGAATGCCTTTGAATAGATCCGCAGATAACTTTGTTATGTCAGATTTAAAAGAAGTAGATTACTTTGAGCCAAAACTTGGTAAATTCTCTCTATACAATGATGATGAAAAAGTCAGAGTTAATTATGGAGTAAACTCAAAAACTACTTTTGATAGCACTTGGAAAAAAGATACAAGAAAAATCAAAATAGTTGAGGGAATGTGCTTTATAACTGATGATATAAGAGATACATTTAAAAATTATTGGCTAGGAATTTACATAAATGACTACAATAATAAAATGAATTTCTGTTCTAATGTTACAAAAGTATATTTTAAAGAAATGGCTCCAAATGTTTTATCTGGAGACTATGATAATAAGATTGAAATAGACTTAGAAGCACAAAAAAGATTAATTGTTTTAGATGGAAAAGACCCAGAGGAAATGACAGAAATGGAAATCTTAAAATACCCTAGTGGAGATGATGTATTTTTAACTGGAGATGTCAGATTTGCAGATACTATGGCAAATCTTAGCTTGGTTATAAAGATGTAATAGGAGGTAAAAATGGCAGATACAAATATAAGAGGTTATCATACCATCGCAGGTGCTCATGGTACTCTTTGGATAGACAATGAAAAAATAGCAGAATTTACAAAAGTAAATGCAAAAGTAACAGCTGACAGAAAAGATGTACAATTAGGCTTATCTGTTGATAGTAAGATTGTAGCCTTAAAAGGTGAGGGTAGTGTTACTCTTGAAAAGGTATACTCGAGAGGTAAAAAGATACTTGAAAAATTAGTAAAAGGAAGAGATGTTAGAGTTAGAATAGTTACTAATTTAGCTGACCCAGATACACCTGGAAAGCAAGAAGAAAGAATTTCTCTAGATAATGTATGGTTTAATTCAATAGACTTGATCAACATTGCTAGAGGAGAAATAGTTGAGGAAGAATATCCATTCGGATTTACTCCTGAGGATCTAAAATATGAAAATAATATAAAATAGGAGGGTAAAATGTTAGCGACCATTGAAGATTTATTGAAAGCAGGAAAAGAAAGAGAAAAAAAGAAAAAATTTAAAGTTTTAGTAAAAGAATTAGATAGAGAAATAGAATGCGAAACTATTAGTCGTAAGGATTATTTAGATATAATCTTAGAAAATAAACAAGATTCAGATGTTGAAGTTATTTACAATTCTTGCTCTATTTTTAGAGATGACAAACTAATAGATGAATTAAAATGTAATATGAATCCAACAGATGTGGTGGAGAAAATTTTATCATTTTCAACTATTTACTCTTTGGCTAAAACTATCTTAGAAAAATCAGATATATCTCAAGCTGGAACTATAAGCAAATTTATTTCTGTTATAGATGATGATATAAAAAACTAATAAAAACGGATTGGATAACTTTCACAATTTCTAAATATATATTAAGAGGTTATCCTCTCCGTGAACTTCAAACTTTATCAAAAAGTGAATTATATTTTTTTTATAGAATTTTAATTGATGAAATGAGTTGACTTAATAGCATTATAAAAGTATAATAAGAAAAAAGCTGAAAGGTGGTAGTTCTAAATGATAGGTTTAATTATAATTATTCTTATAATAGTGTATGCAGGGAAATATTATAGATGGACTGAAAGATTAGGTTATTTTAAATCTATGGGAATTACTGCTTTAGTTGTATTTAGTGTTGTTGGACTTGCTATAATAGTAGGAAATGCTAATTGAAAAAAATAAGTTTAGAGATTAAGAGAGTTTTTTAACTCTCTTTTTCTTTTTAGGAGGATATATGAAAAATGAAAAAGGAATAATACTACCAATTTATGATGAGAAAAATAATTGGATTGGTAATATAGTAATAAACGAAAAATTAGAAGTTACAGATAGCTTAAAAAAGGGATATCATATAAAAAGAGGTTTAAACAATGAGTGGAAAATCAAAGCAAAAAAACAGAAAAAATAAAAGATATCAGAGAAAACTATATAAAAAAGCACTATCTCATCTATATAAATTAAAAGATGAAATAGTGCAAGAATTGAAAAATATGGAAATAAAAGTAAAATTATAATACAATGGAGGGAAATTATGCAAACAATAAATATACAAGGAAAATTTTTAACAATAGATACTGAGAAAATGGTTGAAACAGTAAAAATGTTAAATAAATTAAATGAAAAATTAAAAGAAGCTAAGACATTAATAAATGACTTAGCTAAGAATGAAGTATTTTTAAATTTAGTTGTAAAAAATACTAACGAGAAACAGGAGGATTAGATAAATCGCATTCTCTTTCAATAATATCTATAAAATATTTTAGATATTTTTTTAAAGTTGGTAAATCTAAATTTGGATATTTTCTAGTGTAATGGGTATTATCATTTCCCAAAATTCTTACAACATCGGCACTTTTAACAAGTGATTCATTTGATAGATAATCTTCTATTGCTTTATATAAAGTTTTAGGTGCAACTTCTTCAGGAGTTTTCCCTAAACATTTTATAGCAAAATCTTTGATTAAAAATTCAAGTGAATTTCTATAACCAGTTGAAGCAAGTTCAAAATGACCATTGTTTTCTGCTGTTTTAGCTTGAGTATGAAGTTTTACAAAATTAGGAGATAAATCTTGTATAACCTTTGGGAATATATCAGGAGAACCTGTTGGATATGTTGCTATTAATTTTGTAGTAGATTCTTCAATTAAGTAAAGAGATAAAAATTCTTTATGACAACAAGAGGTTTCAAATACTAAAACTACTGGTTTAAAATCATTAGTGTAACTGTACATATCTAAAATTCTTTTAGGAAAATTAAATTTCCCACAAAAAGGACATTGATTTTCAACATCATATTCTAACTCTTGATAATGACCATTTATAAAATATCTTTCTTTATCCATAATTATACACCTCACTATGCATTTTTATTAATTATAGCATATTATTTATAATAATAAAAATTTCTCTTGACTTTTTGTCGTCAACAATTTATAATATTGTTGTCGTCAGAAAGGAGTGTGAAAAATGGATGACAAAAAAAAGATAGGGAGACCTAAATCTTTAAAGCCAAAATCAATAAAATTGACAGTTAGAATTGATGAAGAAACTAATAAGATTTTAGAAGATTACTGCAATAGGAAAAATAAAACTATTGTAGAAGGTGTAAGAGATGGAATAAACTATTTGAAAGAAAAATAAAAGAGATAGATTACACAAGCCTGAGAAACTTACAATCTATCTCTCCACCAAAGTATTGGTATGTAAATATTATACACTGCATACCTCTATTTTGGCAACTAAAAAATTAAAATGGAGGTATTTTTTTATGTATGCAAATATGGAAAAGGTAATTAAAGAAAGTAGAAAGCACTTAACAACTCATTATGATATGACAACTGAACAACTTAATAATATTAGAGATAATTCAAAAGGCATCTTTGAAATGATAGGAACAGCTTTTATGTTTGGTTTTGGACAAGGTATGAAATATCAAAAGAAAAGAGGTAAGGTGAAAAAATAATGAATGAATTAAAAAATAAAAATGAGATAATAACAATAAAAAATGTAAGAGGATATATAGATCAAAAAGGCATTGCTTGGCTAAACCTTGAAGATGTTGCAAAGGGTTTAGGATTTACTGAAAAATCTAAAAGTGGAAATATAGTAGTTCGTTGGAGAACTGTTAGGCAATATTTGAAAGACTTAAAAGTTATCGCAGATAGTTGCGACGGAGTTGGAAAAGAGAATTTACCTGAATATATCCAAGAAAATGTATTCTATAAACTATGTATGAAAGCAAATAATGAAGTTGCTAGAAAGTTTCAAGATAGAGTATGTGATGAAATATTACCAAGTATTAGAAAATATGGAATGTATGCCACAGATGAATTATTAGACAACCCAGATTTGATAATAAAAATGGCAACTAGATTAAA